GTGCCGCATCGCCAACAATTGACTGTTTGATTGTGAAAGTTCTTGATATTGCACTCAGTGTGCCTGTAGTAACAATTTTAGATTTAATTGCAGTTGTGCCGCTGGCTGCTCTTTTCCACAATCTAAAAGTAGTAGTGGCCAATGTTTCATCCATGCCATCAAAACCGTTCACTGCTCCAGTGGTAGCGGAATATGATCCTGCGTCTTCACGGGCATTTGTTTGCACAAATAATGCATCCTTAGGAAGATTTGCGCCACCACCGGATTTATCTAGAAAGTATAGTGCAGAGTGCGGGGTTGCATACAGGGGTGCTTCATTAGCCATCCACGAATCAGTAGTTTGATTGTAACGTTTTACTCTCCAACGAGATCCGTTGTTTGGCTCAGTTGTTTTTAACCATACAGAACCTGTAGGACGAGCATTTACAGTAGATCCAAAATCTGATCTCTTAAACAACGGTATGCTGGTGTGTGGTTGTTGGGCAAGTACTGGGCACATATATGTGCCGGCAACAATGTTCAATTTACCAGTACCAGTACCCAGTGCTGTTCCACTGATAACAATACTACCTGTTCCGCCTGCGGTCGCAGTGGAATCACCGTCTGTGGCTGTGGAAGTACCGTCGCTGTATAGATACAATCTGTTGTTGCTGACAGTGGCTGTGATACCGCTGCCGTTCATTAGAGTATTGATGCTGGAAAGACAGGCAGCAAGACTAACACCCACTGTGATGCTTACGTCATTGATAATCAATGTACCTGATAATGTACCAGTCACTGCTGCAGAACTGAATGCTGTGGGATGACTAGCTGTCCAGTTAGGACTACCAACTAGTACCCATGTACCGGCTGTGATACCAGCAGTGGCATTGCCTGCACTCTTGTAGTACATTCTTACCAGTTCATCATCAGCTAAAAATGTTCCGTCGCCTGCGGCTGTTTGAAACACCACAGCATAATCACCTATTGTGCCTACCGATGTTTTTGGAGCATTGCTGTTGATGTTGTCAAGATCAGCGTCTGTGAGTACCAATGGGGTTTTAGCAGTAAATTTTTGACCGCTGTCTGCTAATGCCAAGCCATTCCATTCGTTGATTCCCCAAGTAGTAGTTTGTGTGTCTACCCACCACTTGCCGTCAGCTGGATCCGCTCCCGGTGCATCTGTTTGACCTTCTAATTCATTTAGGTTGATATCTGCACGTAGGATAAATGCAGAATTTGAAACGCCCAACAAGCTGTAAGCAGCTAGTAGACCGTATTCGTTTCTTTCGCCACCGTGTATAGGACTAGCCGATACTGTCTTTTCAAAGAACGGTGAACCAAATGTGTCAACAAGTTCTCGTTGACTGGTCATTTTGAATACCTTGCCTGCATTGGCTGCAGTGGTACCTGAAGCTGTGCCTGTGCCAGCTCCGTTTATTTTGTTTTCAGCAGTGGCTACAACAATTAACGGAACCGTACCTGGTTCAGCTGGAGTATAAAAACTCTCGTCAATTACTTGTACTTCTACGCCTGGTGATGTTAGTGCCATTCGACTGTCTCCTAGGGTTAAATCAATGTACTATTATTTAGCGCCATCACAAAAAAACCCCAGGATATACAAGACGGCAAAGGGGCTGAAAAGGCTTACTTCTTTTAAATAACTATATGAGACCTTTGTGTAAATGCGGTTCTAGACCCCGTGCTGTTAACTATAAAAAGAACAACAAGATCTATTATCGAAGCCTGTGCGAAATCTGCATGGCTAATGGTCTAGGTTTTGGTATTCCTAGATGGTATCGCTCCGGGTATCGAATTAAAAATCAATGCGACAAATGTGGATTTCGTTGCGCCCACAAAGAAGTTTTTAAAGTATTTCATATGGACGGCAATCTAGACAACTGTCGTCATAACAATTTAAAAACTGTGTGTTCAAACTGTGCTCAAATACTAGGCAAAGAAGGAATCACTTGGCGACAGGGCGATCTTGTCGCTGACTACTAGACTGGCTGACTGTCTGTAAAGATCATCAATAGTACTGTTGTTGTCAATGACCACATCAAAATCACTACCTAGCCAAGCCCACTCGCTGGCGTGTATCTTGCGCATTTTCATTGCGTTCAATCCCACATTGTTGCCTTGATTAGCACTAACCGCATCTGCATACCAGATGGGCAGTATGCCTCTTTGTACCCAAACAATACTGCCTCCTGCACGTTTTAGTGATTCAATTTCATTGGGGAATCTGCAATCTGAAATAACAATATTATCTCGACTGTTACGCAGTTTGTTTTCTAGGCTAGAAATCCAGATATCATCGTGGAATGCCTTACGACAAACTTCAGTACCCCAGTATTGCAACACCCATCTCGGAGTCAATGTAGGCATATCAAGTCTAGCGGCCCACCATGGATCTACTTGTTCTCGCCATTCACGGGCTTCTTTGGTGCGGCCTTCCAGCATGGTTCTATCCCAGCCAAACACTGAGGCTACTGCATCTTTAAGAGTTGATGCAAAACTTTCTCTACGGAACTCGTGAAAATTCACTAGGTAGTCTGCAACTGTGTCTTTTCCTGAGCCAATAAAACCGCAAATTCCAATAATCATAATATTCTCCAACTGTATAAAGTATACAGGAGAATATTGCTGCGGTCAACCTATAATAAAAGTATATCCCTGGCCGCCTGGTACTAATTTTATCAAATCATCTGTGAGTTTTTCAATTTCAGCCGTGGCTTCTGCTTTCATTGCTGCACCGTTTAGGCTGCTTCCGCCTTGAGGTCCAGCAATTTGAGCAAACTTTTCACGGGCTTGTCCTAGCATCATCTTGCAGTTGGCCAAACTATAATCTTTGATCCATTGTCCAGCATAGGTATCGTCAATGATGGCAAAATCTGGCTTGGTGTTATAGACCCATAACATTACTTCTTCGTCGCCTCTAGGACGCTGTTGAATCATTATCTTGCGACTCTGCGGTTGCCAAGTAAAATTGATGAAAGATCCAAACATCTTGCCCACTAATTCTTGATAACCACTGAACAATTCGTAGGTCAGTAGTCCTCCCATATTTGTTGAACTCAACAAATAGGTGTTGGTATAGGCCATGTTGAATGGCTCAAATACTGTGCCGCCTGTGCCGTTGCCGCTTCTTGAACCAACTGATCTACGAAATATCTGTCGCACCTGTTGTACTTCTTTTGGCAAAATATATTCTTGCTGGTTTTCTCTCAGTGTTAAAAACGCATAACTTTCTTCAACAGCATTGTCTGAACGCTGTCGAAAAACGCCTAATGCTCTGTTTAGTGCAGTTTCGTAATGTACGGGATCTAGTTCTACATCAATCATGCCGTCGCCCAGCATGGCTTTGCAATAACTAAAAACTTCTTGCTTGGATTGGTCTATTTGGCTCATACTGTTATTTATCGTAGCGGTAAATATACTACTATGCCAAGACTAAGTCTTTACCGTCCCGAAAAGGGCAATGATTATAAATTTATAGATAAAAATATCTGGGAAATGTTCCAGGTTGGAGGTACTGATGTTTTTATACATCGATATCTAGGACCCGGATCTACAGGTAATCCAGCCTCGCCTACTCTACCCGTGTATAACACAAGCGATCCTACACAGATACAGGATTTGCTGTTCCTAGAAAATAGAGATCGCAAATACGATCCCGACATTTACGTAATGCGAGGTGTGTACAGTCTACAAGATCTAGATTTCAATCTCAGTCAGTTTGGATTATTTTTACAAAACGACACAGTTTTTATAACCTTTCACATCAACGATACTATTGAAAAATTAGGTCGTAAATTGATCAGTGGGGATGTTATTGAACTGCCACATCTCAAAGACGATCATGCTCTCAATGATTTTCAATTTTCTCTAAAAAGATTCTATGTGATTGAGGAAGTAAATCGAGCCGCGGAAGGATTTTCAGTTACTTGGTATCCGCATCTATATCGTGCCAAATGTAAACCACTGGTTGACAGTCAAGAATTCAAAGAAATACTAGATCAAGTTGCCAACAAAGATGCAATGGTTGGCACATACAATGCAGCTGTGACCTACTATCCAGGCGATGTTGTTACTGGACTGGATGGAAAACATTATACAGTGCTACAAGAAGTTACCGGAGTTGCGCCTCCTAATGCTGTCTATTATGAACTAGCCGACAGCCTACGAAACATAATGAGCACCTACGAAAAAGAAATGCAGATCACTCAGGCAGTTCTCGATCAGGCTGAAGCAGATGCTCCGAGAAGCGGCTCGGATACCACACAGTTTTACACGTTGACAGTGGATGAAAATCAATTGCCGGTATTAGTCAGCGCAGATACCAGTCAATTAGACGCTAGTCTAGAAACTCAGGCCACTGATGAAGACGGCAATCTCTTGTACAACACCGATGGTACTCCCGTATATGTAGGGGCCACTGCTGCCACTGCTCTGTTATCATCAGAAGTATCTGGTTATAACGGATACCTAGTAGGCGGCGGAGTTCCTCCAAACGGTGCGCCATTCACAGCCGGTATAGCCTTTCCGATAGCTCCTGCAGATGGTCAATTCTGTCTACGTAAAGATTACTTCCCTTATAGGTTGTTTAGATACAACGGATCAAGATGGGTCAAAGTTGAAGACAAGGTGAGAATGACCATGAGCAATCTCGGACCAAGTGATGTTGGAGTGAGCGATCAATTTGAAGGCAAAGATGTTCGCCTGACACAAAAAGCTGGATTCATCAATAATACAAATACAGCCACAATAGATGGACACACTGTGAAAGAAAGACAGAGTCTCAGCAAGGCTCTTAGACCAGAGGCAGATGAATAATGGATTATTTTTACGATGCGCAAGTAAGACGATATGTCACCCAGTTTATGAGAATCTTTATAGGATTCAAATATAAAACTGGAGGCGATGTTCCTGAAGAGCGACACGTGCCTGTGTTGTACGGTGATATGACTAGACAGGTTGCTAGCATGATCAAAGACAACAGTGAAAACAAACTGTCAACGGTACCTAGAATAGCCTGTTATATTAGCGGACTTGAGTTAGATAACTCTAGAATTAGTGATTACAGTTTTGTTAGTAAACTATCTGTGAGAGAACGGCAGTACACCACCAATCCAGCAGGTGAAAGAGAATACGGCGGTGTACAAGGCGGTGGTTACACCGTGGAAAGACTCATGCCCACTCCATTTAAACTGTCTATGAAAGCAGAAATTTGGACCAGTAACACAGATCAAAAACTTCAATTGCTGGAACAAATTCTAGTATTGTTTAATCCCAGTCTTGAAATTCAAACCACAGACAACTATGTTGACTGGACCAGTATCAGTGTGGTAGATCTCAGCAGCATCAATTTTAGTTCTAGAACCATTCCACAGGGTACAGAAAGTGACATCGATATATGCACTCTAGACTTTCAAACTCCTATCTGGATCAGTCCGCCGGCCAAAGTCAAGAAAATGGGCATTATTAAAAACATTATCATGAATGTGTTTGGGGAATCAGGTCAACTATTGGATCTAGAAGATCTCATATTCAACGGTGACGGTGACGGTGCAACCACTCAAATACGAAACACCGTGGATCGATTTGGTGTATTGCTGATCTTGAACAAGGCCACAGGATTCTATGATCTCACAGTGTTAAATGTCTATGAAGCAGTGATAGCCTTGGGTCTAGATGAGACTCTTTACAAAGGCAATCAACAAAGACTAGATTGGTATAAGGTCTTGGAGCTTCACGGTGGATATACTGGTACCAGTAGAATACATTTTACACAACCTAGTGGCTACGAAGTCACTGGTACATTTACAGTAAATGAAATTGATCCCACATATCTAGTGATCGATCTCGATATGGACACCGTACCTTCCAATACAATATCACCCGTTACTGCCATTGTTGATCCCTACAAGTTTAGTCCTATTGAAAAATTTGGAAGTATTGCTGCCATACCTGTAGGCACAAGATATCTAGTATTAGACGATGTCAATCCTAGTGCCAATGTTGGACAGCACGTGGAAGACGCTGGATGGAACAACTTTGATTCTGGTTCAACTGCCTACGATGGCCCAGATGCTTGGAAAGATCTCATAGGCAACGATACAGTGATCAAGGCCAATTCCATAATTCAATGGACTGGTGCTGTGTGGCAAGAAACTTTTGATCCTGCCACTGTTACTGCTATTCAATATTTTACTAATTTGACCACCGGTGTGCAATACAAGTGGGATGGCACACAATGGTTAAGATCGTTTGAAGGTGAATACGCTGCCGGATATTGGAGATTTGATCTAAATGCTTGATAAGTATCTAGATGCAACAACGTGCCGGTTTACTGTTTCTAAGCAAAAATACCAAGAGAATTCTTCTTATTTTAGAAGATGCCAAATGGACTGTGCCTACCTTTGTGAGAAATAGCAGTCTATTGGAAGATGCTGAACCGTTGTTAAATAATTTCTCAGTGGGTAAAATTTTACCCATAGAATTGTATCTCAGTGAGGACCGTGGATTTGAATATGGAACATATATCTGTCTAGTTGATGATGAATTTCTCACAACATCAGCTGCTACTATATGTTGGGCTGCATTGAATCACTTGCCTAAACAATTACATACCGGTTTAAAAAACACGCTGAGCAATACCATAATTCGTACAAAAATTGAAACCATATTGGAGTTAGAAAATGTCAAGCATACTGCAAAAATCTACTAGATTTATCAAAGACTGTGAAAGATATGAATCAGTGATAGCCACCATGCCCGAGGGCAGTGTAAAAAATGAAACTGTGCAATTATTGCAAAAGTTAACCTACAGCATTAAAAAACTTGATAACATGCATCTAGAAATGATATACTCTAGACAGTTACCAACTATGGGCAACGAAATGAAAGATGAAATATCAGATTTGCGAAAAAAATTAGAAACTAGAATCAGAGACTGGGCACAGGCACAGAAAAGTTAAATCTTAAATTAATTATTTTTGCAATCTTTGTCGTTCTATCAACACATTAAGATTGTCTTTGGGCTCAAATTTCAATGTCGGATCATCTAAATTTAGAAAACTAGTTTTATCTAATTGACCTATTGTTCCGTCTATCCAAGTATTAAAAGATAAACTTATTCTATCGGTATCTGCCACAGATCTCATTACAGAATGTTCTAGATAGGACGGAAATATTAATAATGTTCCCTGTTTGATTTCAACAGTAGTGCTATGAGTGTTATATTGATTATATTTGGTAGGAAACATCTTTAATGGGCCCCAAACACAATTTTTGTCTGTGTGAAATTCAATAGGGGCAGGATCTTCTGTAAAATATAGAACTCCGCTGACAATACTGTTTACATGATGATGTTGATAATGATATGCGCCTGTTGTGGTGCGATTCAACCAACTGATAGTAGGAAACAACTGATTAGGTATAGACATTACCTCTCGAGCATATAGATTCAACTGTGTTTGCACAAAATCACATACTCTCGACATTTCAGGTAAATGTATAATATCAAATCTATCCGATCCTACACATCTTCCTGGTTCATCTTTGTATCGAGCATACAAAGATGGTTGTTTTACAAATTCTAATTCTTCGTTGGTAAATCCTTGTATTTCTGCAACAAACAACGGTGTTGGAAATAACGGAATAACTTCGTGGGCCATTGAATATACCTTATTTAAATTTTAAATCAAAGCCAATTATAGTTTTGATTTTGTGTGAATTATTAGGCAACGTATAGTGTAAAATATTACTGGGTACAATAATCATTGATCCTTCGCTGGCTTTAATTTGCTTTATCTCTGTTTGATCAGTTATGGGGTCATTTGTAGGGTTAATGAAATAAGTCGGGCTGTGCAAGGTTTCATTGTAATCTAAATATATGATTCCGGAATAGCCCACACCCGAATGATTGTGAGGGATATGAAAATCTCCTTTTGCATAAGATACTGTCCATACGTCGCCTATATCTAATGAGTCTACTTTAATTTCATTTGAAAATAGTGCTAACTCATTCTTAA